CGGAACCTTTTGTACGCGCGCGCATACAAAAGGTTCCGGCGTCATCAGGCCGCGATTCTGATCCAAGGACGTCTGCGGCGCCGATTGGGAATGAAGGTGACGTTGACGGAAGCAAAGCGACTGGCGAAGACCTACGGCGTTTGCTATCCGACGCGGTTCGGTCTGACGGCGTGGGGACTGAAGGAGTGCGAACGCATCCGATCGAACATGCGCCGGATCGGCAAGCATCTCCATCCCGTCGAGATCCGGATGATGGTCTACGAGGACGGCCATTTTAAAGAGCCGCGGCTTCAACAAATGCCCTATCGCCGAGCTGCGCAACAACTCCGGCGATGGCATTCGCAGCAGAATCGGAGGGCTGCATGAACGATCTCTGGCTCTTCATCCTGGTGATCGCGAAGGTCTCACTGCTCTGCGGCTTCGCGCCGGCGATCGCACTTCTGATTTTGTACGTACAAGTTTCGGAGCGGGCAGTTAGCCACTGTACCAGCGTTGCTCTTCAATCGTGCGACGGCAACAAGCCCGCTCCGGAAGTTCTCGCGAGGGCCGCATGAAAGAAGCCTATCCGCTGAGTTGGCCCGATGGCTGGGTCCGAACGCGTCCAACACATCGGCGCGGCAACAATACGTGGAAGAAAACTTTCGGGGTCTATCGCGACACGCTCATCGATGAGATCGAGCGACTGAAGGCGACGAGCCTCGTCATCTCCACGAATATTCCGGTCACACTCAAGGGGCTGCCGCGCGAAGGATACGTCCCTCCCGATCCCGGCGTTGCCGTTTACTTCGGACGCAGGCAGCGCGAGGACCGCACCTGGTTCGATGTGCTCAACATCACCAACGTGCCGGAAGTGGCGCCGACTAATCCAGCGCAGCGCGCGCGCGTGCTCTCCATGATTGACGAGCAGTTCCGCAAATTCTCAAAGAAGTACCACCCCGACGTCGGCGGCGACATCGTTCTCTTTCAACAACTCGTGAAGGCGCGAGATGCAGGCCGCGATTTTTACAACGGCATTCGGCGCGCTGATCACGATTATGTGCTGGCCTGTGATCTGTTCAACGAAGTTCGCCTCAACATGCATGCAATCGGGCTCACCGTCGAAGCAATGCGGCAGATCGAGCGCTGCGGAGCGTCGAGCATGCTCGAGCGTGCGTTCCGCGGGTTCATGGCGGCGCTTCCCGCGAGAGGTGAAACAGCATGAGCGAGCACTTCACCCGCGCCACCGTTTCGGCCGCCTTCCACTGCGGCAAATGTGGGAAGCAGACGCAACACCGCATCGACAGCGGCCGCAAAGGTCCGTGTCTGGACTGCATCGCCAAACTGGAAGCACAGCACCAGGTGATCGACATCGACGAGCTGCGCCGCAAGTTGAAAGCGGAGCCGGAGCAGAAGGAGCTGTTCGCGTGACTACGTTTGAAGTTCGCAATCCTGAAATCGAAGAGAAGCTGCGCGAGATCGGCCGCACGATCCGCGAGACGATGCCCGCGGGCTTCGGGTTCACGCTGCTGATCTTCAGCTATCAGCCGGGCTCGATGTTTTATATCTCGAGCGCGGAACGCGACACCATGATCGCCGCGATGCGCGAATTCATCGCAAAGCACGAGCACAACTGATGAGCACCCAGCGCCCGATCCCCGCTTCCCTGCTGCTCACGGCGCTCGCGATCTTCCGCAAGCTCTGCGACTGCGGCCGGCCGGCCTTCACGGTCTGCGACTGGAAAGACGCCTCGCACAAATCCGGCACGTGCGACCAGCCGATCTGCGCCAAGCACGCGAAGGAAGTTCTGCCGGGCAAATTTCTCTGCCCGCGTCACTGGCTGCACTACGAGCGGCTGCGAAGCGGCAAAAGGTTTTCAGAGTCCGAGCAGCGGGCTCTGTTTTCGGAGGCTGCATGAAAGCACGCGACGTCAAAGGCACGAAGTCGGATCGCATCGTCGAACAGAAAGGCCGCATTTTGCCGAAAAAGGTGTTCGCAAAATACAACCTCAACGATGAGCGGACTCCGTTTCTTGAGATCGAGGAAGACATCGAAGCGCTCGCGGAAAAAGGCGAGATGGTCTATATCGGCGAGTACCAGCTGGTGAATGTCCGCAAGGTCGAGTTGAAACTGAGGATCGGATGACCGCCCGCGAACTGCTCGACGAGATTCTCTCCCAGGGACCGCATTCCGACGCATTGCCGCTCGAATGCCGACTGATCTTCCGCCAGGTAGCCGACAACCTGCACCAGCTGCGATTGCGCAATGGCGCGGCGCTGCGGGACACTTCCGACGTGCACGAATTTTTTCGCGAGCTGATCGCCGAACTCGCGCCGGCGCCGAAAAACGGCAAGCCGCCCTCGCTGCGCCAGGAGCTTCGCCAGGAGCAACCGCGCTGGAAACGCGATCCGGTCTGTCCGGCGTGCGACCATGTCCACGAAGACCGGACGGAGTGCAAAAAGTATCTCGGGGAAGGAAAGTTCTGCCCCTGCGAAGAGAAGGTGCCGGCGTGAGAACGATCCTCGGCTACGCCTTCGAAGGGATCGGCGTCGCCGCCCTGGTGTTGCTCTATATTGAACTCTGCCGGCACTGCTGGAAGGACGCGCACAAGCGCGGCTACGCGGCGGGCTGGAAAGCCTGCGAAGAGTTCATCGTGAAGCTCGAGTCGGACGTTGACCAGGAGCGGCAGAAAATCTGGCGGGAGGAAGTCTGAATGGAAGAAAGCGTTTCGGCGGAAGTGTTGCGGAGAGACTTGCGGGAAAATCTGCTGCCTATTGCGAAAGCCTTGCTCGAACTGAGTCGGTCGATGAGCTACGAAAAGGTGGAAGTGGTTGAAGGCAGCCTAGTGGCAGCATTGATTTTGGAAGCCGCGAAAGAATTGCGGGCGGTGAAGGTGAAGCCATGAGCTACCGCGAAGAGAACGACCAGGTGATCCTCACGATGAGCCGGGACGATTATGCCTATGTGACGTTTGCGCTCGGAATCGCGACCGGACACATGCTGTCGCGCGGCGAAAAAGCGGATGGAATCTTCGAGCTGCTCAACCGTCTCAACGAGGGCAACCCGCACTACACGCCCTACCAGGTCGAAGCGCGGGATCACGACTAACATCCCCGATTCCGCTGATCACCCCCGCTTCGAATTACAAATCCAGTGCGCCGCCGAATTCAGCCACTCCCCGGACTCGTCCCTGACCCTGTCGTCGCGACGCGATCCGCCCGCCCCTCGGCGCCGGGAGTGCTCAAAAGTGGCCGCTGCGAGCGTCAGGCGCCCGCCACAGAGCGAGCAACGGAAGTTCTGGCGCTGAACCATCTCCCCGACTCGGCCCTGGTAAATTCGGCGCCCAGCCGCGTTGTCCTGGCAAACTTCCCTTTTTCCGTCCGGAAATGAGGCGTCTTTGTAGACCCGAACGGCTCCGCCCTGGATGAGTTCAAAGCGGAGCACGTTCGGTTTCTTCGGCGACGGGGACCACCGATAGGAAGAGCGAGGGATGGGGCGGCGGCGAATCAGAATTCCGCCTCGTCATCGTTCACCTGGTCGAGACTCTCGACGATCCCTTGCGGCTTCTGCGGCAGCGCGGCGATCGTGTCGTCGATCTCAGAGTTGAAGTGAACGACCTCCGCTTCGAGCACGGCGATGAGCTTCTCGTCCCGATGGTAGCGCCGGACAAAGAGCTGCAGGTGTTCGGGCAATCGCGGATCATAGCTCACAAAGTCGATCCACTTTCTCCCCGAGCAGCTGAGTTCGGCGAGCATCTGCGCCACGTGTTCGACCGGGATCGTCCCCTGCGCGAGCCAGCTGAGGTGCGTCATGGTTGTCGGGCACTTGATCTGGATCATGCCGTCGTCGCCTACCAGGCCATCCGGTGAAGCTCCGAAGCGCGGCACGGTGGGGTGCAGGATGAAGCCCACGGTTTCGACCAGGACGTCGTGCGCGAGTTCATAGGCGGCGCGCGCGAATTGTTCCTGGTCGAGTCCCCACTGCATTTCCTGCGAGACGTAGTGCGCGTACGGAACGCGGGTGAGGATCTCGCAGATGAGTTCCGAGCGGTAGATGCGGCGGTCGGCCATCTCTTCGCGGATGCCGAGTTCGAGTTGTTTCTTGGTTTGTTTTTTGGTGGCGATCACGTCCGAGGCGCGCGAGGCGGTCACGAGGCCACAGCGCAGCTCGGCCCACATCTGGCTTCCCTGCTCGACGTCGATGTGATTGGCTGGGCTCATTGGAGTTCCCGCTTTCTCGCATCCTTCGTGCGCAGGAAAAGTTGCTTCGCGGTTCCGTCTTTGGCTTTGTCGGCTTCCCGGTAGGCGGCGAAGTAACTGGACTTGAGTTCGTCGATCGTGCGGGCATTCGCAATCGCGCGGCCGAGCTGGTTGGTGCGCTCCTCTGAGAGTCCCGCGTCGATGGTGGGAGCGCCGCGCCCGTCGTCGTCGGAGTCGGACGTGGCAAGCCCGGTGGCGGCCAGTAGTGTGTAGCGCTGCAGGTAGGTCACGGTCGAGCCCACGGCCTGAATCGAGTTTTTATTTCCGGTCTGGTCGGGGCAGCCCCGCAGCGAAGTTTCTTCCGAGTGTCCCGCTTCGTGCGTGAGGATGCAGGTGACGGTGATCCACTCGCCGTTCTGCGCAACCTTCCAGCGATGCGAGACGCCGACTCTCGACAATGCGCCGATGACCTGGTCGCAGACGTGATCGAGCGTCGCGTGCCTGTAATCCGTCGTGCCCTTGTTGGTGGTGAAGTTCACGCGCGAGTTTTTCGAGATGCGCGGCGAATCACTTTTGAATGATTTCATCGCCGCGTCGTAGGCCTTTTTCGCTTCGCGCCTCTCCCAGCGTTCGTGCAGGTCCATCAGCTTCGTGAGCTGATCGATCGAGGCGTTCTGGTTGACGGCGATCCGGAGCAATTCGACCGGAGTCAAATCGACCGGGACAAGGGCGTCGGCGGCGATCGCGTGTCCGTTAGCCACGGCTCACCGCCTGAAAGTGACGCAGGCAGAATTCCTGCTCGGTCAAGAGATGGTGAACGACGGCCAGGTCGCGGCAGTCGCAGTGCTCGTCTTCGAAGGCGCAGCGGCCTAGCCCTGAATGAGCGAGGCGCTGATCGACGGCCTTCGAAACGCGACGGACTTCGAAGCTGACAGCGTCTTCAAAGACCTGTGGAAAATTTGAGCGGGAAAGTACTGGTAGAGTGGTCTGAGCCATGTGAGTCTCCTATCTAGATTCATTTGGTTAGCCTCGGGCGGGTGTTTCAGCACTCGCTCGGGGCGCTTGTTTATAAGCCGCGTTCGAGATTCTTGCGTTCAATCTCCGAGACGCGGTTTTCGATGTGACTCAAGCGCTGCTCGATCAGGGGAATGCCCTTGAGCCGCAGTTCCATTGTGGTGGACCAGTCGCGAAACGCCGAGAGCAGATTCGTCTCGACCTTTTCGATGCGCTCGTAGACGTCGGTGATGCTGGCGTTCACGTCTTTGAAGCGCCCGTCCACAGCATCGAAGCGCTGCATGATCCGGGCTTCCATCGCTTCTAGTGCCTGTTTGGTGTCTGCGTCCATGTTAACTATTTTACATACCCCTACGTATATGTCAAGCATAATTTTCGCTTGCGTACCCCTAGGTAATAGTGCTAGTGTTTGCACATGCTTAGCCGGGAACAGATGCGGGAGGTGGCAGCCGCGTTCGGGAAGGAAGGCGGAAAGACCCGCGCGAAGAACATGACTCCCGAAGAACGGAAAGAATCGGCTCGCAAAGCAGTACAGGTTCGCTGGGCCAGAGAGAAGCTCCGCAGAGCCAAGCAGAAGTCCCCCGTCTCAAACCTCTCCTCCGAACTCAAGAAACAGCAGAAGAAGCGGCGCAACCGCAAGCGGCCCCTGTCCGACCTGACGAACGAACTCAGAAAATCGAGGTAACCCGACGTGTCCCCCAAAAAGCCCTCCCGCAAGAAGAAGCTCGCTCCGATCACCAACCTCGCCGCCGACCTGGAGAAACAGGCCCAGTCCGAGGCGGCAAAGCAGAAGCAGTACGCGCCCCTCACGGACCTGGCGGAGCAGATCCGGAAGAGCGTGAAGCGGGCGAAGAAAAAGAAGGCCGCGAAGTGAACCCGCAAGAACACCGCCTGATGGTCTACATGCTGGCTCGCCAGCAGATGCTCATCGAATCTCTGCTGGAAATTCTACGGTCACGCGAACTGTTGGACGAGGGCGATGCGGATGCGTTTGAGGCTCTGACGCGGGAGATTCAGGAGATCGACCCTGGCGTGCTGCGGCGCGTCGGTTCACAGTACGCAGCATACGCAACAGTTCTAGGGCTGGGGGCTGAGTTGCCTGACGAAAAAGCTCATAACCCCAAACCTGAAGGACCGGATCGTTGAGCGCCTCTTCGTGGGTCATGCGCCCATTCTAGCCTGCTCCGCCAACACCGAAGTAACCAGCGGAGCTTCCCTTTCCGGCTGTGGCGGCTTGCGTTTGGAACGTTTGGGGCGTGCCTGTTCCTTCACCCAGCGGCAGGCCGGGCAGTCGTCGGCGCAACGGGATCCGCTGAAATGCAGCTCGTGCGCGTAGGGTGAGAGAAAAACTCGCATAGTCCTTGGGATGAACGTCTCATGGTCCTAGCTTCACCCCTATCAGGGAAACAGCTGAGAGGCCACGCACCGAAGTCCATGTCCTTTTGCGCGGGTGCATTGTACTTTAGTAACCTCCGGCTTCCGGACGCCCTGATTTAGATTGAATCCCGACCGCCAGGTCAGGTTGTGAGCGCCCGCGAGAGCGCCAAATCTCCGCCAATCGCGTCACCCCATCCATGAGAGTTCGTGTATTCAGCCGCGGGTCGAACCCTGCGATCGATCGTCCCCTCGTTCACAAGAGCCTGAGCTACGCCGCCGAAGAAGTAGAATCCGGACGTGCGGATTGGGTGAACCCCGACGATCACACCCAAGGCATCCTGTGCCGCGCATTCCTCTACTCCGGGCAAACCCTCGTGACCGCCGCCCCGGAAGTTCTTTCGAAGCTGGTGCGGCCTCGACGCTGTCCCATTCCCCCGGTCGAGGTTGGGAATGCCCGATTCGACGATCCCATCAAGGGGCTCACCGCGCGTCAAGAGCGCAGGCAGTTGGTTGTCAGTGCCCGGACCATCGCCTTTTTCGACATGCCGCTCGAACTCATGCAACAACTCTGAGCCATGCGTGACTCTCTTCGAGCAGTTTCACACTTCGGTCGAGCGAGCTTTCCAGAAGGCTTTTAACTCGGAGACGACGCTGAGTCCGGAGATGATGCGACTTTTGGCGTCGGTGATTTTCGGCGGCTACGAACTCTTCCCCGGCACGGGGCCACGGAACCTCGATGAGCATCCCGGACACGGGACGGACCACGGAACCTCGATGAGCATCCCGGACACGAGACGGATCACGGCGAGAGAACTCGACCTAAGTGACTGCTATCACCCCGTCGGCAAACGGGAATTCGATCGCAGCTCGATCGAGGGACTGCGCAAGAGTTTGAACCATGCCCACACGGTCAACCAGGCGCTCATTCGCACAATCGACCGGCAAGAGAAGCGGATCGGGCGCTACCGCGTCGGCTACACGACATTGATCGCGATCATCACCGGCCTCGCCTGGGAAGGTGTGAGGGCGCTGGTGCCGATCGCGTTGCGGATCTTGCAGTGAGTCGTGAAACGTCGTCGCTACAGGCCGCAGCTCGAGATCGAGCACTGGGAGGCGCATCTCTGGCACATCCTCTGCGGCAAGTGGGCGGAGAAGCGCTGCAGAGTCTGTGCTCTCAGAGATCTCGGCAAAGGCATCCTCGAGCAGTGGAACCAGCAGCCAGGCTAAAACGTTTTCAATGAAGCTCGCACTCTATGCCCGCGTCTCGAAGCCTCCGAAGGGACAGTCCTCGGACGACGTGCGCCGCGATCAGAATCCGGAAGTACAGCTTTTTCCTTTACGAGAGTGGGCGCGCAACAACGGTCACACCATCGCCGAAGAGTATGTCGATCGCATCAGCGGAAAGAATCGCAAGCGCCCACAGCTGGAACGCCTGATGCGCGACGTCGAAAAGGGACTGCGCGACATCCACGCTGTGCTCGTGTGGAAGCTCGATCGCTTCGGCCGCTCGAACCAGGATCTGCACAACCTGGTCGCCGAGCTGCAGGAAGCCGGCGTCTCCTTCATCAGCTACTCCGAGAAATTCGACCTCAGCTCAACTATCGGCCGCGTGCTCTTTGGGATCCTCGCGGTGATGGCCGAGTTCGAGCGCAACATCATCGCCGAGCGCACCAAGGCCGGGCTCGCGTACGCGCGATCGGAAGGCCGGCTTCCAGGTCGAAAGATCGATCCGCGAAAAGGTCCGAGCCGCACGACCAGGTGGCGGCAGCGCAAACGGGCGGAAGCCGCATAGACAGCGGTGTTTCATATCGTCCGATGAGAAACATCAACAACTTACGAGCGTTTTTGAGGCCGATCGGCCCGAAATCCCCTCGTAAAACCTTCGAAAAACCTACCGAAAACCAATGAAGTCGCTGAAAATCCTAGACTTATTCGCAGCGCTGCTCGTCGTGTGCGCAGGAGCTAAGTCGTTGATTTCACGGAAGCGGGACACCCGCGCCGCGGCGCTCGCGCCGCCAGAGACCCTCAGAAACCTAGGTTTTTGAAGGTTTCCGTGGGGAAACCTATCTCAGGAACGCAGTGCCAAAGGGCGGAGACACTAGAGCAGCAGCCGCGGCGAAGGGCAATAAAGTCGGACGCCCGCGCACGCAGCCGGCAGCAGCGAAGGAAAAGAAGCTGCACGCCGACGTCGCCGGCAGAATTCTCGAGTCGATCGACGAGATGGAGTACTGGCGCCAGCTGTTGCGCGCCGACACACCGGCGAAGCAGCTGCACACGCTGCCACTCTCGGAGCGTCTCGCGATCAAAAGCTCGCTCGAGTACATCACCAACCGCTACCGCGGCAAGGCGACGGAAAAGATCGAAGGATCATTTGATCCCGCCAAACCGTTCGTTCTGACCATTGAGCACATCGGAAGAAATTCTCGGCCAGCCACTCCGGCTGCAGCCAAAGCAAAGTGAACTCCTGTGGCTCTGGGATGAGTCGCCTTATACACGCATAGGTTTCGGCGGAGCACGCGGCGGCTCGAAGTCTGGGGGCTCGAGGCGCTGCATGCTCTTCCGGATGTTGAACTACCCGCGGTCGACGGGGCTGATCCTGCGCCGCACGGTGAAGCAGCTCGAGAAGTCGCATCTGCTGAAGATCTTCGAAGAGTATCCGCGCTTGCGTCCCTGGTACCGCGACCAGAAAAAGCAGCTCATGTTTCCGAACGGCTCAACGTTGTTCTTCGGCTCGGCACAAAACGAAAAAGACATGGGCGACTTCTACTCAGCCGAGTTTTCGGACATCCTCATCGATGAAGCGCAGGAGTTCAGCGTGCGCGAGCTCGAGCGGCTGAGCGGATCCTCACGATCGACGTCGAACGTCGACACAGTGGCGCGCATCGTCTACTCGTTCATGCCCTCGATCTCCGAAGATGGAACGCCGCCGATCGGCCTGCCCTATCTGAAGCGCGTGTTCGTCGAGTCGGCAACGAATCCCGACGCACTCAAGCCCGAAGAGCGCCGGCAGAAGTGGTTCTTCCTGCAGGCCTTCAGCTGGGACAACATCGAGTGGTTTCGCAAAGAGCTCAACCAGGACGGCATTTCCGAAGACGAGTTCTACTCCTGGTCCGACACCGAGCGCCGCGAGTACTTCCTGCAGCGCACGGCCTACGGCGCGACGCTCTCGTCGATCACCGACAAAAACCTGCGCGACGCGTGGCTGTTCGGCAAGTGGGACGTCTTCCAGGGCCAGTACTATCCGAACTTCGATGAAGCGAAGCACAAGCTCTCGAGCGAGGACGCAGCGAAAGCGATCAAGCCCTGGTTCACGAAGTGGATCTCGCTCGACTGGGGTTTCGATCACCCGTTCTGCGTGCACTGGCACGCGCAGGATGAGAAGGGCCGCGTGATCACCTATCGCGAGCTCTGGGGCCGCGGCGTGAACGAAACCGATCTCGGCAAAGAGATCGGCAAGCTCTCCGCCGGCGACAAGCTCGTCGCCTTCCCCTGCAGCTGGGACGCCGGGAAACTTTCCCCGCGCGCGCTGCGCACCATTCCGAAGTCGATCATCCAGATGATCACCGACGCTCTGCCGAAAGAACTCCCACGGCCGTTCCCTGCCGATGCGAGTCCCGGAACTCGGCCGTCCGGGGCTCGCCTTCTCTCGCAACTGCTCGACGCCAACATGTGGCACATCTCGGAAGATTGCCCGCGGCTCCTCGAGTGCCTGCCGTCGCTGATCCGGGATCCGAAAAACACCGAAGACGTCCTGAAGGTCGACTACTCGTCGAATCAGATCGGCGACGATCCCTACGACTGCGCCCGCATGGGGCTGCAGCACATGTTGGGCTCGACCAGAAAGCCCGTGTCCGAGGAGATCGCAGAGGACGCACGCAGGATCGAAGATCCGCTGACACGCGCTCTCTACATTCACAAGCGCACCGCCGATCGCCAGGCGAGCCGATCGATGAAGCCGGCGAGCCGGCCGGGATGGATGAATCGAGTTCGATGATGCAGATGATGAACACTGCCGGCCTGTGGTACGGGCTCAACATGTATTTCGTGATCTACGGCTGCCAACCACCGCGGCCTAATCGAGTTCGCTAGGAGAAACTGCAATGGCTGAAAACGAGAACAAACAAAATCAGGAACAGAAGTGGCTGTGCGGCTGTCACATCGTCGACGGCGAGCTCGTCGCCGAGTGCACGCAAACCCGCCCGCAAGGCGAAGTCTCCGCGTCGCAGCTGGCCGCGCTCAAGCCGTACTCGGCGAAGTGCTTCCGCCTGGCGCCGCAACTGGTGGAGACACCGAAACCAGAAGCGGCTGTCGCACCTGAAGCGAGTGGAGAGATTGGTGCGGCTGCGCCTGCAGCTTGCGATGCAGGGCCAACGCAGTCCGCACCAGTGGCACCAGCGCCCGAAGAGCCCACCGGCACGGAATGATCGAAGTCGAACTCATCGGGCGGCCGAGCTGGCCGAAGCGCGCGCGGCAATTCCTGCGCGAGCTCTTCGGCTCTCACCTGGTCGCGCACCTCGAGCGTGAGCTGATGCAGGCCAAGCTCGAGCGCGACAAGACGATCGCCGAGCTGCGCGCCGAGAACCGCGAGCTGCTGAACCGCCTGCTCTCCGTGAAGGCCATCGTGCCGATCGCGGGCATGCCGGCGGGATCCGCACTACCGCACAAAACTGCGCTCGGCCCGACCCGATGGGAGCAGCTCCAAGCGAAAGCGATCGAAGACAACGCGCGCGCCGAAGCAGAGGACGCCGCAAAACAAACCGCAGCACAGGAGAACTAACATGGCGTTCAAAGCGAAAGACGGCAAGGCGTTCGGTAACCGGCAGCAGATGAAGGCCTACGACGAGCGCGGCGGCAGCGCCGAGAAGTCGGCAATGCCCGACGAACATCAGGAGCCGGACGGCGACGAAAACCAGCCGGAAGACATTCACGAGATGGTCGCCGCCCACGGTCCGGCCGAGAAGGTCGAGATCACCCACGCCGAAGGCAAACACACCAAGACCTCGCACCACGGCGGGAAGAAGCACGTCTCGCATCACGACTCGGCCGAAGAAGCGCATCACGCGGGTATGACCGCAGCCGGCGTCGGCGAGCAAGAGCCCGACGGCGACGAAGCCGCACCAGCGATGGCCGGCGGCGGTGAGGGCGCAGGCGCAATTCCCGGAATGTGATGCACGGCCCTGTCGCTACGAACGCACCGAGTCTCGTGCGCCAGGCCTACGAGATGGGCCAGGAAGCGCGCACCTCGCTCGGCCTTCGCGTCTCGCCGTTTTATGGCGAGCGCGTGCTGATCCGCGGCCGGCGCGTCGACATCACGCCGCTGCTCGACACGTTCTTTTTCGCCGGCTTCGACGGCGAGCCCTATCCCGAGCAAGACGATGCCGTTCAAAAGCAAAGCGCAGCAGCGGTTCCTCGAAGCTCATCCGGAGAAGGTGGGCGGCCGGGCGAAGCTCAAGGAATGGGAGCAGGCGACGGACTTCAAGCAGCTGCCCGAGAAAAAGGGACTGATGCGCCGAGCGCTGGCGCGATTGAAAAAGAGGTGAGCGATGGCCGGTCGATTCCTGCAAAAAGCAACTGAGCGGATGGAAAAGAAAGGCACGAAGGGACTATTCCGCCGCGCGGCGGAGCGTGCCGGCATGTCGACGGCGGAGTTCGCCGCCAAGGAAAAGAACTCCCCCGATCCGAAGATGCGCAAGCGTGCGACGTTCGCGCAGAACGCGATGGGGGCAGCGAAGTAGATGCTCTCCCCGATCCATCGCCGTATTTGCGACTCCTGCAAGTCGAGCTATCAGGCGTTTGCTGTTGATCGGCACACCGGGAAATTCGTGCGCCTGCTGTTCGGCTTTTGCCGCGAGTGTTCGCGCAAGCTGGGCTCGCTGCCCCTGAAACATCTTCTCCAAAGCTAATGCCCCAAACTGAAAACCCAGAGCTCGACGAGCAAGCGCCCACTGGCGACGACGAGCAGTCGACCGAGCAGCAATCCTCCGACGAGGATCTGAAGCTCGGCGAGCTCGGACCGTTCGACTACTCCGATCAGCCGTTCCTGCAGCTGTCGGACGAAGAGAAGAACGCGCTCCGCACGCTCGTCCAGGACTGCGCCAAGCGCGACACCGCGGCGCGGCGCATGGAAGTCGAGCAGTCGTGGGAAGCGCGCCTGTTTAAGCGCGGCTATCAGTACCTGCTCCCGCGCAAGGGCGGCGGCTGGTATCTGCCGAGCCCGACGACCGGCTTTGGACCAGGCCGCCAGATCCAGCAAGCGGCACTCTACGAAACCAACATCTACGGCTCGCACTGCGACATCGTCACCTCGGCGCTCACCCGCGACATCCCGGAAGTGCGCATCGAGCCGAACGATCCGAACAACGACGTCGAGATCACGGCCGCCGACGCCGCCAAGGATTACAAAGAGATCTTTTCCCGCGCGACCGATCTGCGCGCCGTGCTCACCCAGGTTGCCGACTACATGTGCACCGACGGCCGCGTGCTCTTCTACACGCGCGAAGTCGTCGACGGGCAGCGCTTCGGCTTCGAGGATCCCGATCTCGACGAGTCGATCGTGCCGGAAGATGAGACCAGCGGACCGCCGGATTCCGAGAACGAGACGCACGACGAAGTCGAGACTAAACTCTCAAACGATTCCCCGCTCAAAAACTCTAAGCGCAAGCCGCGCGCCCGCGAGATCACCTCCGTCTTCGGCAAGCTCGAGCACAAACTACCGATCCAGTGCGACGACCTCTCCGAGATGGACTTCGTCTTCGCCTTCCGCGACATGCACGTCTCGCGCGCCAAGGGAATCTATTCGTGGGTCGCCGACGACATCGTCGCCAACGGCTCCAAGGGCAAGAACGGGAAAAAGATTCAGCCTGGCGGAGGCCTGCCCGAGCTCGAGCTCGATCGCATCGCGCGCATCAACTGCCGTCTCGCCCTGCCCGGCACCTACGTCACCGGCGACACCTTCAACCAGGACACGACGGAGTATCACTGCTGGTTGCGGCCGTCGGCGTTCATGGAGATCGACAACTCGCAAGGCATTCGCGACTCGATCATGCAAAAGGCGCCGGACGGGATCCTGCTCCTCTATTGCGGCGACACCTTCTGCTTCGCGCGCAACGAATCGATCGACGATCACCTGCACGTGCTGCAGTGTTTCCCCGGATCCGGGCAGAACCGCATCGCGCTGATGTCGAAAGTGCTCTCGGTGCAGAAGCGGCTGAACAACCTGCTCGATTTGCTCTACGACTACTTCATCAAATGCGTGCCGCGCACCTGGTATCCGGAGCCGATGATCAACGTCGAGGCCGTGCAGGAGCAGGGCAACACGCCGGGCGGCATCAGCCCGTACATGTTCACCGCGGGCGTCGAGCTGAAGAACGCGATCGTCGTCGAGGACACGCCGCAGCCGAACCCGATGCTCTGGCAGGTGATTCAGGATCTGTTCAACTCCTTCGCCGAGATGCTCTCGGGCGCCCTCCCTTCCCTTTTCGGCGCCGAATCGAACACCGACACCGTCGGCGGAATTGCGATGCAGCGCGACCAGGCGCTCGGCCGGCTCTCGTCCCCGTGGGGCGCGATGCAGACCGCGGTCGCCGCCATCACGCGCCAGGCCTCGGGCTGCGCCGCCACATGCCGCGAGAAGCTCGGGCAGTCGCAGCTCTCGCAATCGATCAACGGCCGCTCGGTCACCGTCGATGCGAATGCGATGAAGGGCAAGATCCTCGTCTTCCCCGAAGTCGACTCAAACTTCCCCGAGACGTGGGTGCAGCGCCAGTCGCGCTTCCAGTCGATCATGGCCGAAGGCCAGAACAATCCGAACGTGCAGCGTCTGCTCTCGCTGCCGAAGAACATGAAGATCGCGAAGGACGCGATGGGCTTCACCGAGCTTGAGATGCCGGAAGCGGCGTCGGTCGACAAACAACTCGGCGAGCTCGAGCTCCTGCTCCGCGCCGGTCCGGTCGCAAATCCCGCCGTCGTCAAAGCGCAGCAGCAGCTGACGCAGCACGCCCAAGATGCCGAGCGCGAAGGCCAGCAAGCCATGCAGCAGTTCGAGCAGCTGCTTCCCCAGGCAACGCAGGCGCTCAAAGCGATGCCGCCGGAAGTTTCGACCATCGCGGTCATGCAGGACGCGAGCGAGGATCACGCGACCGAAGCGCAGGTGTGCTTCGACTGGCTGATCTCGCCCGAAGGCCGCAAATACAAACGCGGCACGCCGGAAGAAAAAGCCGCGTGGGAGAACGTGCACCTGCACTGGCAGGAGCACTCGGCGATGGCCGCGAAGCTCGCGCCGCCGCCGGCCACGAAGCCGCCGAGCGAATCCGTGTCGGCCGCGGTCGACAAGATGCCGCCCAAGGTCGGCTCGCAGCTGCTCACTAAATTCTTCGGCATCAACGCCAACCCCTCAGACTTTCAGGAGCAGGACGCAACCGAGACCGAGCAGACGATCACCGAGAAGGCGGCCGACTTCGGCCACGGGGTTGTTCCGCCGAGCCGGCCGGCGCCTGCGATCGCAGCACCCGTTATCTAACTCAGGAGAGCACCCACCATGAATTTTCTTTTGAAGCATCTCTTACACTGGTTCCTATTCTCAGGAATACTGATGTTTGCGGCCGGAGCTGTGGCCGACGCAGGAGCGATCGATGGCGGATCCGGAGAAAATGCTGACGCCGGAGCTGGTGCGGGCGACGCTGAACTGGGAGACGACGGATCCGATCGTGATGGCGCAGGTGGCGGAGACGGATCGCAACATGACGGCGCTGATTCAGGCGAAAGCGCTAGCGCAGACAAAGGCGACAGCCGCACGCTCCCGAAAAACATCCAGGGCGCGCTGAAGTCGCTGAAAGAAGCGCACCCCGAGCTCGCCAAAGAGCTCGAGGAGCTGCGCAAAGGCTACTTCGACAGCCGCGGACACCGCGAGTTCTTCAAAAACCCGGCCGAGGCGCGCCAGGCGAAAGCCACGCTCGATCTCGTCGGCGGCTCGCAAGGGATCGCGAACCTGCAGAGCCAGGTCGCCGCGATCGAGATGGTCGACGGCGCGCTCGAGGCCGGCGATCCGCAAGTGCTCGACGACATGTTCTCGGACTTCGGCGACGGCATGAAGAAGCTCGCGCCGGAATATCTCGCGCGGCTCGACAAACTCGACCCGCAGGCCTGCGGCGCCGCGGTGCAGCCCTTCACCTATCGCGCGCTCGAGACCGCCGAACTCGGCCCGCGGCTGAGTGAGGCCTTCGCCGCGATCGAGGCCAACAAGCCCGACGAAGCGAAGACGCTGCTCAAAAACATCTATCGCTGGCTCGAGGGCCAGAAGCAGCTCGCCGACCAGCGCAAGACGGAAGATCCCGAGCGCGCGAAGTTCAAGACCGAAGTCGACAAATTCAACCAGACCAAAGAGCAGACCTTCCGCCAGGACATCGGCCGGCAGACGGTCGCGCACCAGTCGCAGCAGATCTCGAGCGCGCTCGCGCCGTATCTCAAAACCCGAGCGCTCCCGGCCGAAGCGAAGCAGGATCTCGCCGACGGCGTGAACGCGGAAGTGAATCGGCTGCTGCGCGCCGACAAAAACTACCAGGACCAGGTGAAGGCGCTGCTCGCCTCGCGCACGCGCGACCAGGCCGGCATCGTTCGCTACATCAATTCCGTCGTCGCCGAGGTCGCACCGAAAGCCGTCCGCACAGTGTGGACGCGCCGCTACGGCAGCCTGCCCGCCTCGAGGCCTGCAGCTGCAGCCGCGGGCGCCGACAAGAGCAAAGCAGGCGCAGTGAAGCAGAATCCGGCCGGATCCTCGGCGCCGGTCAAACTCGCCGCGAAGCCGAAGCGCGAGGACGTCGACTGGTCGAAGACGAAGGACATCATGTACATCACGAACAAAGCGGTGATGAAGAACGGGCCGCACAAAGGGAAGCTCGTCACGTGGTAGTCACGTCGGTTCCACTAGCGCCGCCGAATGTGCGCGCACGAATTTCGAGATTCACCCCGGCAGATTCGCGGTCGCAGCCCGCGCCAACAACTCGAGCACTGCCGCATCAGGACGCACCACCGGAGAAGCTCGGGTAAGCCGCTCCGCTCCATCGTTCGACGCGACTCAGGACCAGTCGGCCGGATGAGATCACTTCTAGGAAACTCTCATGGCAAGCCCATTGCAGGAAGCAGCTGTCGAGGCAGTCGAACTCGATGCGTTTTCGAAGAACATTGAAGACCTGATCTTCGAAGGCGCGACGTTCTACTCCTTCGCCAAAAAGAATTTCACCTCCGTCCCTTCGTCCAACATCACCGCCGGCGGCGCCACCACTCGGCCCTCCGCGCGTGTCCCGATGAGGATTCAGGCCGGCTCACCCATCGCACAAGGAACCGGCAACGGCGACGGCATCGGCCGCGGCACCGGTTCGCAGTGGCAGTCCTTCGCACTTTCCCCGGTTGTCGTGCTCGCCGCGAACGAGATCACCTGGCTCGCGAAGAAAGCGACCGAAGGCAAAGAGCGCGGGCTGTTCAACGTCTCGGCGCAGGAACTGAAGAACTCTCTCGCATCCGCCACGCAGGGCATCGAAGGCCTGATGAACGGCGACGGATCGGGCGAAGTCGACCAGATCCCGACGACCGCGACGGTGAGCTCGAACTCCGGATCCGGCGCGCAGACCAGCTTCATCTCTGGCCTGAACGTCGTCGCCGGCTTCACCGATCAGCAAGTCGTGCAGTTCTTCCCCTCTGAGGGAGGATCGACACGCGGCACGGCGACGATCAGCTACGTCGATCCGGTCTCGAACACGCTCTACTTCTCGACCGTGCTGCCTTCGACCGGCGGAGCGACGCAGACCGGCGATTACATCATGGTGAACGGTTCGACCGGCGCCGTGGGATCCTCGATCCTCGGGCTGCGCGCCTGGCAGGTGAACTCGAACACGGGAACACTGGCCGGGCTGAACCGGGCGAACTTCCCGTCCCGGTTGTCGACTCCCACCATCAACCTGAACGGCGGATCCGTTTCTCCGTCCGTCGGCAACCGCGCTCTGACGCTGATGGGGCGCGCCCTCGGTCCCGATGCCGAATCGCTCGACAACGCGATCTGGTACACCGGGCCCGATCAGGGAATGGCGATCAACAACCTGTACTACAACGTGCAGGTCGCGAACGCGCAGGAGATCAAGGGCGACCGTCCGCTCGACATGGGACGGAAGTTCTTCACCACCACGTTCTGCAACCGCGATCTGCATGTCTCGTGGACTGCGACGCCGGGCCGTCTGGATCTGTTCACGCCGGACACCTGGTACATCTTCGAGACCTCGCCGCTCGAGCTCTATGACTTCGGCGGCGGGATGACCGTGATGCCAGTGCCGGACATCGCCGGCAGCGGCTCGTATTTGACGAGCTACATCATGGCCTATATCGCGGCGTTCAACGTCGCGAACTCGAACGTGCGCGCAGGCTGCTACGTGCAGAACGCCGGACAGCCGACCATCTAAACCTGATGGCGGAGAAGTTGCAAAAAAGCGAAGTGGGTTTCGAGCATCCGGCGCAAGGACAACAGACCTGCGCCGGCTGCTCCCACTTCGAAGTGATCGCACCGCTGCACTGCGAGATCGTGGCCGGCCGAATCTTGCCGGGCGACTGGTGCAGGAAGTACAAAGCAAAAACTCAGGAGAAACCGTAATGGCAAAAGATTCACTCGCAAGAGGCGCGCGCACGGCGACCTTCATGGGCGGAACGCCCGACAAGGATGCGGCCGTCGAACTAGCCAAGGGCATCGTCGCGGAGGAGTGTGAGCACGGAACTTCGACCGACAAGACCTGCATCCTCTGCCAGCAGCAGCAGAAGGAGCTCGAGGAGCTCGTAAAAAAGCCCGAGCTGAAATCCATCGAAGAACTGGCCGCGATCTATGAGCCGATGAACGATCGCATACTCCTGCGGCGTGTGACCGATGAGAATCGGCGCTCGGTGCAGCTGGCGGACGCGTTCAAGCTCGAGTCCGATCTCGGCGTCGTCATCGCAGTCGGAACCGGCATGCTCGTGAATGGCCAGCTCGTGCCGATCCCGCTGAAGCTCGGCGACAAGGTGCGCGTCGGTCACTACAACATCGAAGACATCGAGATCGAAGGCGAGACGCTGATGCTGGTCTCGGCCTATGACGCACGGCTGAAGATCAAACAGTGAGAAAGCGCGAACAATACACGTGCCCTCCGGAGTACCAGGAGCGGCTGACGCGAGCCGGCGGCGTGAATCGCTACGGCACGCCGAACTTCACGATCGTCTGGGGCCAGTCCTGGACGGTGCGCCGCGGCGGAACGTGGGAGCAGGACGACGGCAACTACTTCCGCGGCTATCGCGACATCGTCGAAGACGGCCGCCCGTGCTGGGTTCTGAAGAAATGGCACGCGCCGGAGATCTACGGCTCGCCGCTGCTCTATTACATCGAGAACCTCGAGGAGTCGAGCGGTCTTCAGATCCTCGGAGAATTCCCCTACCGCGGCCGCTACGAAACGCTGCAGCCGCTGGTCTGGAAAGGCCTGGTCAACGGCCGCATGGTCGTCGAGCGCATGCCGCTGAACTCGATGCTGCTCGATCTCGTCGTGCCCGTGATCATCGGCTGCCAGAAAATCACCCACTACCAGCGCAAGCTCGCCGTCGAAGCCGTGAAGGCGCGCGAGGACCGCGACATGCTGCGCTCCGTCGAGGCCAAGCGCCACGACGCGCGAATGGCGTTCCGCGGGCCGGTGAGTTTCGCGCGCCAGGGCTGCCGGACCTCGCTCGTCGACCAGAAAGTTTACGCAATTCAGAAACACCTCAATCGCGCCATGCAGTCGATGAAGGGCCGCGGTCTGGGCGTTTCAGTCATGAATTAACTCAGGAGAAAACACAATGGCAACCGGTGGAAGAGTCGCAGCAGTGGACAAAGGGCTCGAGAATGCGAGCCTTGAAACCCATCACGGAGACGGCAGCATTTTCGATCGCACCGCGAAGAACATGGCGGCCGAAGAAAACAACCGTTTCCTCAGCCCCTTTCTCGATCCGCAGATGCTGCGGAAAGCCGAGTATCACGTGTACGTCTACTCGGTCGTCGATCCGCGGCCGGAAGGCTATCACCTGATGCGAAACTGCTCGCCGCTGATCCACAACCTGCGCATCGCTGAGATCAAGCCGGGCGAGAAGTACACGCTCGTCACCACGGTGCCGCATCCGGTCAATCAGCACTGGGTGAACGATCGCGATCAGCGCGAGGTGCACTTCCACAACGGCCAGCGCGTGGCGCAGGACATCGTCAACCCGGAGAACATCACCATGAACCAGGACGCGTCGCTGGCGGCCGACAAAAGTTTTTCCGAGGGCAACGACTACGGCAAGCTCGGCGTCTTCTGGTCGCTGAACTCGCCGCCGACCGATGAGGAAGTCGCGAAGGCGATCACGCGCAAGGAAACGTTCTATCGCAAACGGCTCGACCAGGCGCGCGCCCTCGAGGCCTCCGACCCGAAGACGCTCTACGCCTATCTGACGCCGACCGATCACATCGCCGCCGACTACTTCGGCGAGGAGTTCAGCTGGCACAAGGTCTCACGCAAGCCGGAGAACTGCCCGAACTGCGGCGAGCCGATCCGCGCGGGCGTCGCGTTTCATGCGTCGGCCGCACTCGGCGGCGTCGTCTGCGTTATCGACTGGAAGCGCGCGGTGGAAGCGGGCGTGAAGCGCTTCGAGGACGTTCCGGAGTCAAAGCGCTGGGATCTCGCGGCCGCCGAAGCTCCGCAAGAGTCGAAGCCGCGCGGAAAAGCGAAGCGCGATTAGAACAGAAATCGCAGATCAGCGGACGCAGGTGCAGGAAGCCTTCCGGCTTACCGAGCCGAAGCCAGCCGCCGCATTTTGTGCACACGATCATTCAAGACCTTCGCGGAGAAGCCGCGCGAGACGCTCTGAATCCTGAGCGGAGCCAACGCGTGAGCTTCTCCGCGATGTTACCCGTGTAACATGCCGATCAGCTACCCCACAACTTACCCGAGCGTCGAGGACGCGATGATCCTCGCGCGTTCGCTGGTGAACGACACGTTCCCCGGCGCGACTGCGACGCCAGGCGAGGGCCAGATCCTCACCGACTCGTCCTCGATCTCGCCGTTCACGATCCCTTTCCTCAACTCGGCGATCCGGCGCGTCTATCGCAAACTCGGCAACTCCGGCGTCGCAACGCTGATCCAGGACAACTTCATCATCACGAACCTGGCTGCAGTCAACGGCGCGAACGGAGCGGGTGCGGCGGATCCCGCAACGCAGGTCTCGATCTCTTACGCGGGATATTGGAACGGCAACACACTCGACGCCACACGGAAGCTGCCGGCGAACTGCCTCGCTGTGCTCAAGATGTGGGAGCGCACCAACGGCTCGAACAATACCTTCACCGAGATGGTGCAGGCGCAGTTCGGGCTCCCGTCGCGATCGCAGACGGTGGTTCTCGGCGATTGGGAATGGCGCGGCGGATCCTCTCAAGGAAATGACCCGACCGTCGGCCCAAATTTCACCGACGGCGTGTTTATGGTCGGCTGCCTGCAGGCGACCGACGTCCGCTTGCGGATGAGCGTGAGCCTGCCGTCGAAGGTCTCAGGCGATGGCACCGACTTTGCATCGCTGCTGATCCCCGTTCTCGATTCGACGGATGCGGTCGCGAATTACATCGCAGCGTTCTACACCGCGGCGCGCGGCGAAGACGATCCCGAAGTGCTCGGGCGCTCAAAGCTCCTGATGGATGCCGGCGACAGCTACACGTCGGAGCTCATCAACCGCCAGATCCGGCAGAAGCAGGCAGTCCCCTATCAGCGGCAGCCCTACGGCAATTCCGGCTGGGGCAACACGGGCTGGCAGTGATCGACTTTAGCTATAGCTAAACCACTTTCCACGGGCTGAGGAAGCCCAAAACCACAACAACTTTCCGAGGAGGAAAACTCTATGGCAGTCGCAACCGTCACTCTCACCGCGAAATCTTACCCTTACGGCAACGACAACACGCAGCGCCGGCAGCGCCAGTACGGCGGCGGCATTGTCACCGCGGCCGGGCCGAATTCCCTGCCCCAGGTCTCAAACGGCGCGGCCTTCGTCGGCGCGTCGCCCTCGTACGTGGCCGGCGGCATTCGCATCAACTTCGCGAACCTCGAAGGCATCAAGACTGCGCCGCCCTTCACGTTGCCGGACTGGTGCCGGTTGTTTTCGCTCTCCGGCTCGGGTTACATCTACCAATACAACCCACTCGGAGCGGCCATCACGAACCTCGCGCTGACTTCGAACGTCATCACCATCACCGCGAAAAACAACTTCGCGGCCGGCGACATCGTCGTGCTCTCCGGGCTGACGGTGAACACCGCGCTGAATGGGATCTCGCTCACGGTTCTCGCCGGGAGTTTGTCGGCCACGCAATTCACTGCGAACTTCACCGCCGGCAACATCGGCTCGGCCGCCGAGTTGGGCTTCTGCACGCCGACCTCGTACGCCACCGGCAAGCCGTTCCAGGGCAATCTGCAGATCTTCCAGGTTCCGTCTGCCGGAGCCTTGGGAAGCGCCGCGCCGTTGCTTGAACTGGCGACTGCTGCGCTGCCCACCGCGATCGTCGGAAGTGCAAGCGTCAACCCCGACGTGATCGCCTGGGAAGCCGACTTCGTCCGCGCTGCTTAACTCGATGCCTTCGCCGAAAAACTCGGCGGACGTTGAGCTGACGATCTTCGGAGGGCTGTGCACCGAAATACAGCCCTCCGATCTTCCCCAAGGCGCGTCCCCTCTTACGTTCGATGTCGACTACGACGTCGGGCGCGTTCGCACGCGCGACGGGCTCTCCTCCGTCTACACGCTGGTTGCGGCCGATGCGCTACTGCTCGAGTCCGGGCCGGCGCTGCAGAACTTCTTCGAACTGGAAAGCGGGACAGGAATTCTCCTGCTCGAAAGCTGATCAAGCATGGCAAACGAAAAAATCTCGCAACTCCCCGCTGGCGCGCCGGCGCAAACCACCGACCAGGTGCCGATCGCGCGCTCCGGGTCGAACTTCTTTCTCACCGTCGCCGACATCATCGCAAAATTTGCCGCGGCCTTCGGCTTCAATGCGATCACCAGCGGAGTCAACACTGCGCAGACTTTGACGGTCGGCAACGGCTCGACTCTGGCTCCGTCCGGCACGGGCGTCGTGAACGCCAACGAAGTTGCCGGCGTCACCGTGAGCGGAACACCCGCAGCCGGCAGCGTGTTGCAGGCGACGAGTACTTCCGCGGCGAGCTGGGCGGCCGGCCTGGTCCTGCCCTCGAGCGGACTGCGCATTCAGTTCGGCACCGCGACCGGCAGCGGCACGAATCAGCCCTTCAGCTTCCCCATCGCCTTCAGCGGCGCGCCCGTCGTTGTGCTGGGAAACCAGACGGGCTCGGCCGACATTCACACCGGATCGATTTCGACGTCTGGCTTCGCTCTCGATTTCAGCTCCGGCTCGCAGTCGGTGTGCTGGATCGCCATCGGACCCGCGTAATTCATGTCTTCGAACTTCAACTACGTCAAAAGCTTCATCCAGGACAACGGGCAGGTGAACACGCTCGCCCTCGATGCCGCGGGTGTGCTCTGGGAAGAAGATGTCACCTCGAACCCCGGCAGCTTCAACCTCTACGATCCGCTGATCCTGCCTGGCTCATTCGCGCGATCGGTGACGGCCGAAGACGAAGAGTGGATGGTCTTCTCGAACCTGATCGCCGGAACCGACATTCCGCGGCACGGCTCGAATCTCGATCGCACCTCGCAAGTCGGACCAGGCGCCGGCCCGCAAGTGACCGGACAATCGGGCGGGACGAACGTCTATGCGATCGTCGCCTCGCCGAACGGTCTCACGCAGGCGCCGGCGGCGTCGGATCCTTCCGATCCCGGACACCTGTTCGCCGCGAACTGGTCGACCGGCCCGTTTTCGACCGCGCCCGGCAACGTTCTCACCGTTTTCTACAAAGACGCCGTGGTGCATCCGACCGCGGATCCGCTCCTGGTCCCCGGCGGCGGCGTTTACGTCTCGATCAGCGCGCCCGGCTCGCTCACCGGGCTCACCGGCACCTACATGATCACCGGAGTCGGCCAGGGCGTGCCACCAGGCGGCTCGCATGCGTGCTGGTACTTCACCGTGCAGACAATCGCGACCGGCAGCGTCTTTGTGCCCGGAACCGATGGCGTCACCGGAACCTACGAGCTGACGCTCGCTACGCTCACGACGACGGCGCCCGCAGCGATCCAGGCGGGCGACACGGCGACGCTTGCCGGCGTGACCGCTCCCGCGTGGGACGGCGCCTACACGATCACGGCGACGATCAACGGAGGGCAGTACCAGATCACCGCGACGTCGCTCACCGGAAACGTCGCGACCTACAACTACACGCCGATCGGCGCGAGCCCGAACATCCAGGCGAACGAGCAGATCACGGTCTCGGGCTGCACCAACGGCCCGGTTGTCGGCGGGACATCGATCTTCAACGTCACCAATGCGACCGTGGGCTCGGCGACGGCGAGCCAATTCACCGTGAATCTGAACGGCGCCAACGTCTCGACCGCCGCGGAGAATGGCGGCGCGCTCGTGAACGGCACGATCTTCCAGTTCGATCCCGGACTCAGCTTCGCCGGCACGTCGACGAATCCGATCTACGGCAACTCGGGCGGCGGCACGGTGACCGTCTCGGGGCCGCTCGGATCCGGCGTGCGCCAGGCGGTGACGATCTTTGTCACGCGCAACGGCTATCTCACCGCGCCATCGCCGCCGGTGCTGTTTGAGACGACCGGAGCCGACAGCGTGATCCAGGCCTCGAACATTCTGCAGGGGCCGCCGAACGTGATCGCGCGCATCGTCGCATTCACGGGCGCCAATGGCGGAAACTTCTTTTACATTCCGGTACCGGTGACGGTGCAGAGTCTCGGGCAGCCGATCACCTACACGGCGACGCAGATCAACGACAACACGTCGACGACAGCGACCTTCCGCTTCACCGATGCCGTGCTGCTCGCCGCAACCGCGATCGACATCGAAGGAAACAATCTTTTCAACCAGGTCGAGCTCGGCTCGAGCACGTGGGACATCGCCTACGCCGACCGCATGTTCTACGGCGGCGAAAACAACAAGATCCAGAACCTCGACAATCCCACGTTCGACGGCGGCACGCTGCCCGGCCTCACGACTCCGCCCGGATGGACCGCGGATCCGACGAACGGCGGCGGCGGCTCGATCGTGAATTCGCCGATCTTCGGCTTCTCCTACCGGATCTCAAACCAGACCGGCTCGACACAGGGAACCTATGGCCTGATCACGCAGTCGGCCTACCAGGACGCTTACAAAGTCCCGATCATTCTGCCGAACACCGCCTACTCGATCCGCGTGCGCGCCGAGGCCTCCGCCGCGATCGCATCGGGCAACCTGGTCATCGATCTGTTCTCGCCGTCGACTGGAATCCAGTACGGAAATTTCACGCTGCCGCTCGCCTCGCTGACGACTTCGATGGGGCTCTACGCCGGCACGCTGATGACACAGCAATTTCAAACCTCGGTCCCGACGGACCTGCAGTTGCGCGTTTACGTGACGAACATTCCGAACGGCGCGACGCTGCTGGTCGACCGGCTCGAGCCCTTCCCCACCAACCAGCCGGTGCTCGGGACCGAGTTGCAAGGATCCTATGTCGGGAACCTCGAGGCCTTCGACGGAGTGACCGGACCGCTCGGCGTGGGCTCGCAAAACAACCAGCCCGCGCTCGGTGCGTTCATCAACTACGACATCCTCTACATCCTGAAGTCGGGCTCGCTGCTCTCGACGTCGGATTCGCCCGGCAACGAGCCGTCGGCGTGGACGGTGCGCGAAGTCGACTCGAAGGTCGGCGTGTGCGGGGTGAACGCCTACGACTGGGGCGAGGAGTGGGCGGTGTGGGCGAACGTCGCCGGCCTCTGGGCATTCAACGGCGGCAAGCCCGTGAAGATCTCGCAGGAAAATCAGCCGCTCTGGAATGCAATCGCCTGGCTCTATGGCGACACGATCTGGGTGCGCAATGACATCGTGAACCGCAGGATCCTCGTCGGCGTGCCGATGGCGACGCCGAACCAGTGGCTGCCGAACGCGCCCACCAACGCGAACCCCACGTCGCCGAATGTGATCCTGATGATGAACTACAAAGAGCTCAACAGCTTCAACGACCTGGTCGAGCGCGCCGGCGTGAAGGTGAACTACAGCGGCAAGCTGATCGCGTGGGACATGTCGCGCAAGTGGGCGCCCTGGCAGATCGCCTGCCCCTACGCCGATTTCATCACGCGCCAGGACTCAACCGCGCCGCTGTTTTTCTGCAACGGCACGGCGAACTCGGAGATCTCCCAGCAGGTCTCGGGGCAGCTGAACGACAACGGCGTCGTGATCGATTCGCTCTATACGACTTACGGCTTCGTGAAGGACTCCGATCGCGCGCAATTCGGCCCGCTGCTCTCGGCGCACCGCAATCTCTACAAGTACCTCGACATGAATCTCTCGGGGACGGGGCCGTGCACGGTGCGCGCGCTGCCGAACGTGCTGAATCCGACTTACCCTTACTCGATTCCCGCGATCACGCTCACCGATCCCGCGCAGAACAACGTCGAGCGGCCGCTGAACCAGACGGGGAACCGCATGTTCTTCCAGCTCGAGTCGAACACACTGAACGTCACGTTCCCGGCGGGATCAGGATTTCAGCTGTCGAGCTTGCTGGTGACGTGCGTGAAAGATCCGCACGCGCCGGTTCGAGGATTGGCGTAGTGGCAAAGATCGATCTCTCGCAAGTGATCTCTGCGGTCGCGCAGGGCGCCTCGAATTATCCCCAACTGCTCGCGCGCGCGCTGCAGCAGATCGAAGAGGGCGTGAACGGGCTCGGGCAGCAGGTCGCGGCCGAGCCGATCGGCCTGGCCGAGCCGCCGCCGCCGGTGCAGGCGGTGAACGTGAAGACGGCCGGCGAGATCGTGCACGTCACCGCGACGCACAACGTCCCGATCGACAAAAACACGCACTACTTCTTTGAATACGACACCGACCCGAGCTTCCCGCAGCCGCATGTGATTCACAACGGCGCGAGCCGATCGGTTCCGCCCTTCACGCTGCCAACGAAGGACGACAACGGGAACCCGGTGAGTTACTACTTTCGCGCCTATCCGCAAAAACTCGGATCGAAGCCGGCGGCGCCGGTGAATTTCGGCGGCACAACGCCGACCGCGGTGACGATGGGCGGCTCGACGCAGATGACGCTGCTGACGTCGACCGGATCCGGCACGGCCGCAGCGAACGGGCAGCAAGGCGGCTGGGGTTTCGGCAAAACGAACACGCGCGCGGCGATCGCACCGAAGAGAAGCATTCCTGCATGAAAGACGCCGGCATGAGACTCGTGCAGCTCGACATGTCAGATCCCGCTCTCCGCGAGCATCTCGAGGGGCTGCATCGCGCCTCCGGTTTCGACTACCGGTTCCCGAAAGATTTCGACACGCCGCTTTTTCCCGTGAAGCGCGCGGTGATGAACGAGGCGAATTATCCGATCGCAGCCGCGGCCATCAAAGTCGTCGGCGAGGCGTACCTCTGGATGGATCACTCGCTCGGCACCGCGGAAGACCGCATGATCGCACTCGCCATGCTGAACGCAGACATCGCCGCCAGGACGCGCGAGATCGGCTTCGACTCCGTGCACAGCGCGCTTCCGCCCGCGATCGCGGATCGCTTCGGGAAACGCCTCGAATCGCTCGGGTGGCAGCCGGCGCGTCCCTGGCCGCTCTATACCTTTCAACTTCGCTAACTCAGATCGGTGACACTCTATGCGCAGCGCACAAAACCAAGCCAGCACCGCCGCTAAGACCGCGTCCGACACCGGCGCGAAGTACGGATCGACGGGCGATCAGATCTCCTCGAGCCTGATTCCCGGCCTCGAGCGCGAAGCCAACACCCCGGAAGGCTACACGCCGGAGCAGATGAACAACCAGCTCGTCGCGGGCGAAGAAGGCGCCGGCGGCTCGACTGCCGGCATCACCGGCCAGGCGAATCTCAAGGCCGCGCGTACGCGCAACTCCGCCGGCTACACCGCCGCGCTCGACGAAGCCGCGCGCGACAAAACGAAGCAGCTCTCCGAAAACGCGCTGAACGTTCAGAACAAGAGCGATCAGCTCGGCCAGGAAAAGCAGATGGCCGCACAGAAGGAACTCGGCGGCCTCTACGGCACCGACGTCGAAGCGAATCTGAAGGCGCAAGGCCTCGTTCCCGAAGACGTCAACTCGGAAGTTGAAGCTGGCAAGAGCGGCTGGTTCCAGAACATGACGAACCTGATCTCGACGCTCACCGCCGGCGCCGCCAACGCACGCAAAGCTTACTCCGGTTAATTCCTATGCCTCTCACTGACGAACAACTGAAAGCGCTCGGGCTCGATTCACCGGCGCCGGCCGTCGCGATCGCGCCAGGCACCGACAGCCAGACGCTGCCGGCCGACACCGCGATCCCCGCACTGCCGAAGTCTTCTCTCGACGACAAGATCGCGCCGGGCGCAACGATCCCGAGGAACGAATTCGGCGCGGCCTACTCTGCCGGCGGAGTTTCTCCGCATGCTTCTTATGAAGCAGCGATCCCGAAAGTTTCTACGCCCACAGCGGAGCCGGGCTCGCTCGACTGGCAGCGACAGCGGCAAAAGCAGATCACCGACGAGATCGCCGTCGAGGATTTCAAACGCGCGCACCCGTGGGGATCCCCGGAGTCCACCCATCCGGGAATTCTCGGCAAGATCGGACACGTCGCCTCGACGATCGGCAACATCGCCGGCAACATCGTCGCGCCCGCAACGATGGCGATGATTCCCGGCACGCAACTGAACGAGCAGCTCAAGGTCGCGGGATTGCGCGGGCAGCAGCAGGAAAATCAAACCGAGATCGACAAGCAGCAGCAGGAGCAGGACGCCGCCGCAGCAAAAGAGTCGAAGGCGGAGCTCGATCGCGAAAAGCAGAACGAGACCGAAGACAAGAACCAGAACCAACTCGCCGAACAATATCGAAAGCTCGGGCTCAAGCTCGACCCGGTCACGGGAAAGCCCACGCCGATCAGCTACGAAGAGATGTCGCCGATCGAGCAGGCCGCGCACGATCTCAAGCTCAACCAGGCGGAAGCGGCCGACGCACGCGCCCAACTGGATCAGATGAAGGGCGACACCTCTTCCCCGCTCTACCAGCTGCAGCTGAAGCGGCTGCAGGTCGCGATGCAGAACTCGCAGAACGCGCAGCATCGCCTCGGGCTGAGTGAGGAGCAATTCCAAAACAAAGTGAAGGAGCAGGATCTGCTGAAGCCGAGCGGGCAGGCGCAGAGCCGCGGATCCGCGGCGCAGGCCGCGCTCGACGTGCTTCCGGATCTGCAGCAGCAGTTGCAAGAGAACGCCGACGAGCTCGGCCCGGTCATGGGCCGGATCCAGCGCGGCGAAATCGCGATCGGCGACGTCGATCCGAAGATTGCGAAGCTCTACTCGACGATGCAGTCGTTCTATGCGATGCAGCCGGCGATTCACGGCTTCCGCAACGCTGAATTCGTGAAGGACTTCAACAGCTTCGTCGGCGGCCTCGAGCGCAACCCCGAGGCAACTCTCGCCGGGCTCGAAGGCCTGAAGCCGACGATGCAGTCGATCGCCAAAGAGGGCAAGACCTTCCACAGGCGCATCGTCGAAGGCGACAACGCCGGCGGCGGAGGCGGCGCGATTGAATACAAGCCAGGGCTCATCCGCAACGGCTACAAATTCAAAGGCGGCGATCCGAAAGATCGGAACAACTGGGAACTCGTGAAGAAATAGCTCATGGGCTCACTGCAGACCATCCCGTACGAGCAATACCAGCAGCTGCCGCCAGAGAAGCGCAGCCGGCCGCTCACGGACCAGGAGTTCGCCGCGCTCACGCCCGAGGAGCTCGCCGCCGCGGGCCTCGCGGAGCGATCCGAGGGCGCGCCCGCGAACTTCGGCGGAAGAGTGTTGCCGAATCCGGATCACATTCAGCCGCACCTCGACACCGATCCGATCGCGCCCGTCACTCGCTTGCCCGTCGGCGTCTCGTTTCATAAACAGAACTTCACCGGCACGCCGCCGATGGATCTCTCGAATCCCTCAGCGACCGATGCGATTCCGGCCGCGGGACGAACGATCGCGGCGCAGATGACTCCGCCACCGCAAGCGATGCCGTGGGAAGAAGCGCGCCAGCAGAAATCGCCGGAAAGTGCCGCGATGCCGTGGGAAGAAGCACGCGCAGCCAAAACAGCGGCGCCACCGCCGAAGGTTCCGCCGAAAGCTGCAGCTGAACCTGTGCCGACACACTGGTACACCGGTGTCATTCCGACACTGGGCCGTGAAGTAGGCGCTGCCGGCAATGCGATCGCGTCGATTCCAGGCGCTCTCTATCACGCGGCCGCGGATCCGGAAACGGCCCAAGAGTCTGCGCGCTACGGAAAGGGATTCGAAAAGAAGATCGGTCCCACCGGACGATTGATCGATCGCACCATCATTCAACCAACGCAAAACGCGATCGAGGACTATGCTCACGGCCGCGTGACGCCAGAAGCCGCTCTTTCCGTTGCTCCCGAAGCGATCGGAAGCGCAGCCGGAAACATCGTCGGCGGAAAAATCATCGCCGACGCACCTGGAGTGATCCGGGAAGCGCCGAAAGTTATTCGCAGGCTCACTCCGAAGGATCTAGCGCAGGGAGCAGGAGCAGCTACCGGAGCAGGCCTCGGACACGGGGCGCTGTCCGTACCTGGCGCTTATGCCGGCGCAAAAGGCGCGGGCGTCCTGGCGGAAAAAATTCTCGGCGGCGAACGCGCGAACTCGCCGATCGGTTTCCCCTCGCGCGTCGAAGGCGGTCCGGCATACGCTCCGGAATTCAAAGCCCCGTCCAAGATCGCAGAGCTCGACGCGACCGGAGAGAACGAGCCCTTCGCCGGCGGAGTCGACGAACCGCCGCCACCGCGGCCACAAAAAGAGCTCGACGCCACTGGCGAGAACAAACCGTTCGCCGGCGGCCTGGACGAGTACACGCCGAAGCCGATCGCGAAAGCAAAACCGGCCGCGACAATTTCTGCGACTCAACCGAGCATTGCCGAAGCCGCGCCCGCGCCTTCGCCCTCTTCCCTGCTCACGAAGACCGGACGCATCAAGCCCGCGGTCGCGCAAGGCCTGCAGGATCAGATCGAGCGCGGGCTCGGCAATGAGCAGCCCGTCGCCGCGCAGCCGATCGCAAAAGCACCCGCCGCGGCGAAGCTGCCCGAGGGCTTCACTCCGGTTGAATCGACGGCGCTCAAAGGCTATAAGTACGATCCCGCGGCGCGCGAATTCGAGTACATCACCAAAGACGGCAGCCACTATGTGCGCGGCGATGTAGCGCCGGAAGCGGCGGCGCAGTTTGAGAAAACTGCGGCCGAAAAAGGATCCTTCGGCACAGCCTGGCACGAGCTGCGAAACAACCCGCAGGGCGGCGTCGGCCAGTTCAAAGTCATCAACGGAAAGCGCGTAGCCGTGGTGAAGACTGCGCCCATCTCGGATCTCGCCGACCAGATCAAGAGTTCGGTCGGGCCGTCAACGCTTCCCGCCCGCGCGCCCATCTCGGATCTCGCAGCGCAACTCAAAACTGCAAAGCCCGCGGACGCATCCGCCCCGATTCCAAAAGCCGCGGCCGAAGGCGATCTCACCGAACAGCTCACGCGCTCGGTCGAGAAAGCGAACGCCGACCGGGGAAGGATCCCGAAGGCCAGCGAGACGCCGGATTATCAGTCGCTCATCGATGCGGCCATGAAAGAAGGGCCAGCGTGGACTCCGGAGAAGGCGTCGCCGATCGTCGAGGAGCTGAACAAACTGCCCGGCAACAAGTTCGAAGTGCGCGGCTCGGTCGGTGAAGGCAAGTCGACCGCGAACGATCTCGATCTCTGGCAGAAATCCGGAAATCTGAAAGACGCGCGCGCGACGCTCGAAAAACTCGGCTTCAAATACAACGGCAAAACGCCGCACGGCGAGACCTACACGAACGGCGCGCAGCACGTGGATCTCTGGGATTCAGCGCACGAGCCGGTTAAAGGCTACACCGGTGCGAAAGAGAACGGGCCGAAGGCGAAGCAGTGAAGGGTGTGGCGGCGCAGTTGAAAAACTTTGTGCCCTTTTCGAATTGACCGTGGAACTCGTGAACGTGACCGAAGCAATGAATCGAGGGCCGGATCCGCTCGAGCGCGGCGCGGAGGCTTGCGCTCCCTGTTCCGCCGTCGAGAACGCCCGCGGGCGGTCCGTGTGTGATCAGCACGTCGGTATCGGCCGGAATCAGCTGCCACTTTTGCCGAAGCTCTTCTTCCGCCAGGTTGAAGGCGCCGGCGTAGGGCGGGATCCAGGGCGAACCCCAGAACTTGACGCCGTCGATCGTGACGCCGGAGTCGCGCAGGTAGTGGATCCGGCCGAACACCAGCTGGCGCGTTTGCGGCTCGAGCTTCTTTTCGAAGATGTTGGCGAGCGCGACGTCGTGATTGCCGGCGACGAAGATGATGTGCTCAAACGGCAGCGCCTTCAGCCACTCGACCTCCTGGCGCAGCTCGGCGAACGAACCCAGATGCGAGAGATCCCCACAATGCACCAAGACATCGCCTGCCGGCAGCTCGGGCCGGGCGCCGTGCGTGTCTGAAATCATCACGATCTGCATGCTTCAAATCTAGCGCCTGGCGCGGCTTTTCACCATTGCCAGGTCGCGCAAATGACCCGACACCTTCGAGTGGTTACCTCTGGTTACTAAGGAGTTTTTCCCATGCCCGCATATTCGAACGATCCCACTGTTGCCGTCGCGCTCGCCCTGCCGGGAATTCCGGTCTACGTCTGGGGGAGCCTGAGCGATCGCATCGCCCCGTCGCGCATGACGATCTCGAACGTCGCGCTGACTTCGAACGTCGCAACCCTCACCGTGCAGGTGATCGAGGGCAACATTCCCGCGATCGGCCAGAACGTCACCGTGCGCGGCACGCAGCAAGCCTCGGGAGCATTCAACGTCACCGCGGTCGCCATCACGGGCGTCACGATCAACGCCGTTTCGGGCGCCGGCACGATCACCTTCGCGCTGACGCACGCCAACGTCGGATCGGTGGCGGACTCCGGCCTCGCCACGGCGCCGCAGGCGATCACCTTTGAAGCCGTCTCGACCAACGAGAACAGCGTCCCGGTCGCGCTGCCGATGGCGCAAGACGGCAAGTCGCTCTCCGGATTTTCCGCGGAGGTTGTCTGGGCGTCGGGGACTTCCGCCGGCGGAGTCGACGTGCAGTGCACCGACGACAACTCGAACGGCGGCGACTGGCAAACGGTCTCAACGATCACCTGGCCGAACACCCGCTACGACCCGGCCGGTCTCAGCGCTCAATTCGTGCGGCTCAGTCTTTCGACCGCACTCACCGGAGCTTCCACGATTGCAGGAAGGATTCTCGCGCGATGAAACTCAGAAAACAGTTCTTACTCTCGGTTCTTTCTTTCGTGCTGCTGCCGGCCGCGATCGCGGTCGCGCAGATCGGCAACACGACGACGATCGTATTTCCTGGCGTGCCTTCGGGAAAATGCCAGCCCACGCAGCTCGGGCTCAACAAGTCGAACGGCGATCTCTACTCCTGCAGCAACGGCTCCTGGGTGAAGCAGGGCGGGACCGGCGTCGGGACCGTCACGAACGTAAGCGGAACCGCGAATCAAATCGACGTTGCCAGCGGCACGACAACGCCGACCGTCTCGCTGGATCCGCTGACACAATACGGCACCGGAACATCGGTTGCGCAGACCGGGGTCGGCCAGGTCGCCGGCAGCCAGCTCTGGCTGCAGCCTGGCCTTTCGACGGTCACGCCGACCGCGGCGAATAGCGGCGGCACCATCCTCACCGGGCACCTGGTTGCGTGGGCTTACACGCTCAACACGACACTCGGTGAGACTCTGCCGAGCGACACAACGACGATGGGCATGAGCACGCTCTCGGCCGGCGCCTGCGTGAGCACCGTCTGCACCACTTCGATCGCGCCGACCGTACCAACCGGCTACACCGGCTACACCGCATATTTCTGCGACATCAGCGTCGGCGCCTGCCCGGCGCCGCGGAAGGTTCTTGCCTGCGTGAATATAACGGGAACCTGCACGGTCACCGCCGCCGCGCTGAATTCCGGCGTCGCGCTGCCGACGATCAACACGGCCTACGTTGCCCCGGCGAACGTACAGAACACACTCTGCGCCTCGAGCATTGTGCCTTCGGTCTTCGCCTTTAAGGCCGACGGCAACAGCTACACCGAACAAGGAATGGACTTTTCAAACGGCAGCCCGCTTCCGGCGCCGAATGGCACCGCAGTCTGGTGCGACCGCTTTTTCATCACCGACAGCAAACAGACGATCGCCGACGCGACGCAGCAAGGCGCCGGACTGATGCGGAATGCGATGGTTTCGCTCTCGCACCTGTCGGGGGCGACGACTTCGACGGGCTCGACGACGGACGATCGCGTGATCACGGTCCGCGGCACCGATTCGCCGACCAGCCCGACCTATGAGCAGTGGCTCGGCTACTACGGCGAACAGTTCACCTATAACAACAATTTCTCTTGCGCGCCGGTGGGCGGAGCCGTAGGCGAAGACTGCATGGCGGCCATTCGCGCGCGCGCCGACGACGTGCGCCCTGCCGGCGTCAACGCGATCACACTCGTCGGAATTCACGGCACCGCGTCGACCGATGTCGCAGCGCCGAAAGTAGGGGGCGGGGTTCCCGCAGTCACCGGCGTCATGGGGAGCGCCGAGCAGAGCGCCGTCGTCAGCCAGAACGGAAATGCCGCGATCTACGCCGGCGTGTGGGGAAACATGGCCGGCAGCTCTAGCAACACCAACGGCTCGGGCGTTGCGCTCGGGGGAAGCTTAGGCGCCGTTCGCTTCGCCACGCAAAACATCGGCCTCTATCTCACGAACAGTTTCAGCGGCGCGAACGCTATCGATTATTCAATTCGTTCGGAGGGAACCGCGCGCAGCGGCTTTGCAGGTGCAATCTATCTTGGTGGCAACCCGGCATTAGCAACCGGCGCGGGCACTCTCAACGTCACTGGCTCTTTCCTCAATACCGGCTCGCTCGGCACCACGCAGTTCGCCACGCCGACCTTCGCCAATGGCAACATTATCACCACTGGCACGCCCGGCGGCACCACCTACACCTACAAGATTGTCGCCAAGGATGGCAACGGCAACACGACGGCAGCGTCCGCCGCTGGGACAACTACGACGGGCAACGCCACGCTGAACGGTTCGAACTTCAATCGCATCCAACTGAACTTATGCAACACTCTGACCGGTCTCTCTGCGAACATCATCGGCTGGTCGACCGTCGACGTCTATCGCACCGCGTCCGGCGGCACGCCCTCGTCGACCGGCAAGATCGGCACCATCGTCCCCACTTACGTCGGCGGAAACAGCGCATACGGCACCTGCAACTTCACGCTGGATGACACAGGCCTCGCGGGAGACAGCGGAACTCCTCCCACGGCCAACTCGACCGACGGCCTGGTCACGCCCGGCTATAGCGCGCTGAACGGCAACAAGACCTTCGTCACCTCGAACTTCACCACCGCCGCGAACACGAGCTTGCAGACGATCACCGGCCTGGTTTTCAATCTGGTGCCGGCGGCCGGCAATTATCAGTTCCACTGCTCGCTCTCTTATTCGCAGGCCACCGGAAACGCTGCCGTCGCATTTGGAATTCAGGCCGCGACCGTCAACCCGACCAACGTCTTCGCGCACGGCACGATGCAGACCAACACAACGGCGTTTTCTGCCGGGACGCTGGCCACGCTGGCGACGACCACCGCGACCAACATCGTGAGCGCCACGCCGGGAGCGACCGCCACGAACTTCGTCGCCGACCTCGACGGCACCATCGAAGAACCTGCGAACGATCAGGGTCAGGTTCTCAACTTCATGGTTTCGACCGCAACTTCGGCCGATGCCGTCACCGTGCTGCGCGGCTCGTACTGCTACCTCTACTGATGCGCCGCCTCTCGCTTCTCGGATTTCTATTCGCGCTTGCGCTGCCACTGGCGGCGCAGGTCTGGGACGTGTCCTGCCCCGGCAGCTCGAACGCCTATCAGATCACCGTCCAGTCGAACGGCCATCTGAAGGCGGTCAGCTGCACCGATGCAAGCGGCACAGTCACGCCCACGGCGGCCTTCGTGCAGTCGGGCGGGAGTTTGCCTTCTGGCGCGATCATCCTCACGCTGACGAGCTGCCCGTCGGGATTTTCCGAAGTCACCGCGCTCGACGGATCTTTCGTGCAAGGCACGCTCGCCGCGCATGGCGACGTCGGCACGACCGGCGGTAATGCGACGATCACGCCTACCGGCACGGTCTCGCAACCGACCTTCACCGGGGCGAGCGACACAACATCGGCAGTCAGTGCAGGCACGCCGGCCGGAACGAACGGCACGGTGAGCTTCACGCCGGCGGGAACGAACGGCACGACGACGACGGGCGCGACTTCCGGCGGAACTCCCGCGGGAACCAACGCAGCGACCGCAACCAGCGGGAATTGCGCTGCGACCAACATCGCGGCCGGTACGGGCTCAACGACTGCCTGTAAAGGGACTGCGCCGAACCTCGTCGTGCCCGCCGAGACTTTCACCGGATCAGCGCTCGCAACTCATACGCACACCGTCCCCGCCGAGACCTTCACCGGATCGGCCGGCACGGTCCCCGCGGAAACCTTCACCGGATCCGCGCTCGCAACTCACACGCACACGGTCACACCGACCGGAACGGTGAGCCAACCGACGTTCACCGGCAACGCGGTCGATCCGCGGCCGCAATTTGTGAAGGTGATATTTTGTTCGGCAAATTGAAAAACTGAGAGGACTTCAGACCATGAAAAGATTATTGTGCTTCGCTCTGTTGCTCGTCGCCGCGGCGGCCTTCGCGCAGGATCCCTCGCTGACAGCCGCGTCCGATACCGCGTTCCAGCCGGTGAACGTAAAATTCTCGATCACGATCTCGCCCGATGATCCGCAGATCAAGGCCGCGAAGACTTTCTCGAGCTTGCGGCCGACGGTCGCGGTCTGGAACTGGGGCGAGCACAAAAAAGTCGACCACGCTGATCTCGCCTGGCCCCAAGGCGGCCTCGCGCAAACCGTCTCGCACGTCTATGCGCAGCCAGGCGACTATGTCGTCTCGGTGACAGTGCTCGACGAAAAGCACCGGCTGATGCTGCAGCAATCGGTGAGGATCCGCGTCAACAAGCCTGTCGACATCAATCCTTCCGCCGGCACTCCAGCCTCGAACTAGCGCTTCCCTTCTCCGCTTCCCTGCCATGAAAATCGACGTCTATCGTTTCCTCGAGACCGATCGCTCGATCATCGGCCGGATCACGGTCGACGGGCAGCAATTCTGCTTCGATCTCGAGCCCTCGCGCTTTAAGCCGGTGCACGCTGGCCATCCGTGTATTCCCTGCGGAGTGTTCCAGGTGAAGCTCACGATGAGCCCGCATCTCGGCTATGTCACACCCGAGATCCTCGACGTGCCTGGCCGGACGTCGATCCGGATGCACAAAGGCAACAAGCCGGAAGACTCTCTCGGCTGCACCCTTGTCGGCACCTCGCACGGCCCGGCGCCGGATTGGATTTCCCAGAGTCACGATGCCTTCGATCAGCTGATGACGTTGTGCCGCGCTGCAGAAGCCCGCAATGAAGCGATCGAGATCGAGTACCACGACATTCCGCAAAAGGAATCAAACCCATGAGTTTCAGCAGCGTAGTGCACAAAGTCACGCCCTGGATCGCAGCCGCCGCGAGCATTGCCGCGCCTGGTGCCGCTCCCATCATCCAACTCGCCGCAAAATCTCTTTCGAACGGCCTCGGCTCGGTAGTGAAAGCCGATCCGCAGTCGATCTCGGACGCCATCACCGCCGCGATCGCGAACCCTGATCAACTGGCGACGCTGAAAAAGATCGACGACGACTTCGCCATACAGATGCGGCAACTCGGATTCCAGGCGGTCGAGGACTTGACGAAGATCGACGCCGATGATCGCGCCAGCGCGCGCGAGATGCAGGTGCAGACGAAATCAAAAACGCCGACATTCCTCGCCTGGGCCGCGGTGCTCACACTGCTCGCCTGCATCTACATGCTGGGGTTTCGCACGCTGCCCGCGACCGGGCACGATGTGCTGATGATGCTACTCGGCACCGTCGCCGCCACTTACAAAGACGTGTACGGGTATTTTTTCGGCAGCTCTGCCGGCTCGGACGCGAAAACCGCACTGCTCGCGCAGTCTCAACCGATTCCAAAATAACGGAGGATCTCAATGCACGTCGCACTTCCCATCGCAGCACTCGTCGCCGGCCTCGTCGCCGGCACCATCTACGGCCGCGCAGCCGAGCAGAAGATCGTCGGCGAGGCCTTCCGCGAGTTCGGGCTCGCGCAAAAGCTCTCGATCCAGGTGATGGCCGGGCTGCACGCGCGGCTCACCTACCTGCGAAAATATCTGGGCTCCCAGATCGCGTAAGGCTGGATCTCCGGCTAACTCGCTTCCTTCAAGCGCCGCGGCGGTGGCAGCACCTCGCCCTCGGGAAGCGCTGGCTGCTCGTATAGCAGCGACTTACGGCGCCGCTGCAGCTGTTCCCAGCCGGCCTGTGCGACATCGGGATCCGCGCCAACCAAGTCGAGCAGCACTTTGAAAATCGCCAGATCGAACGGGGCTGTTTTGGACGGCTCTTTCTCGACGCCTGCGACGCGATACGCGCACTGCGGGCAGAGAAAGAGCCGTTCCGACTTTGAGGTGCGGCGCTTCCCCATGCCGAGCGTCTGCGCGAAGCAGGTGAGGGCGACGGCTTTCTCGTTCGGTTGGATCTCGCGCAGGCAGCGCGAAGAGCAGCAGATCTGAAGGGCTCGAGGGCGTCCCATGTGGCCTCCTGGGGGAGTTTGTTAACAAACTCGGGGGTTTGTTACCAAACCCCTCTCGCCGATCATCGTAGCATCGCGGGTTACTTTGGGAATCTAGTCAGTCAACAGCGCACGAAAGTACAGTGGCCGCATGTGCGAAGAAACTGCCGATCCAAGAGTTCCGCTGAATCGTTTGCGCCGCGCCGACGTTGAGAAGACGCAGGCACCCATCAACGAGCGCGACTACCGCCTCGATCAAGGGTGCGGTCAAACGTCGCGCCCGATGTCGAGCGAAGAGATCGTCGGCGAATTTTTCAAGTACCACCCGCCCAACGAGACCACGATCCCGAAATACGCTGCAATCAACCAGGCCGCAAAGAATTTCGCCGAGACCGTGCTCGCCAACTGCCCATCGGGCGCGGACCGCACGGCCGCGATCCGACTGATCCGCGACGCGCGCATGACGGCCAACGCCGCGGTCGCGCTCGACGGGCTCTCGCTCTAAACCCCATGAGCGCAAAACATCCCCTCACCGTCGCCGAGCTTTACGAACTCCACGAAAGTCTCGGGGAGCAGGCGAAGGCGCTCTACGACAAAAAAGATTCCGTTTTGAAGCGGCTGGTCCGCGCCTGGAAGAAAAACCGGACCGCGCGCGTCGACGAGACGCATGTGCTCGAGATCGAAGACGCGTTCCGCGGCCAGGTGAAGGCCTTCGCGCCCGGCTTCGCGCACCGCTACAAGCTTAAACTGAAAACCGTGCAGGAGTCCGAGTAGATCCGGCCCTCCCCAGCTTCACGGTGTTGCTGTTGTTGTTGCTTCTCCCGCCTGTAGTCCCTCTGGTCTGAATCCCCGTTCCTGGCGTTTGGCAACCGGTGTGCGATTTTTCCTTCGTGGAGCCGGGGGTCTGGGGGCCGTGCCCCCAGCAAAAGAATTGCAGTTTCAGAAATGCGCGGCGGTGTGTGCCGCGCCTCCGCAATCTCTCTATCCATGAGCAAGAACCTCAATAACCCTAAGAACTACACCTTTTGAGGGACACCTTGTCGCGGGCGTCACAACGTCGCAGGTGACAGATCGTCTCGGGTGACATCTCGTCACCGGTGACACTGGTCATACCAGTCGACAGGGAACCTCAAAGGGCATCGTTTTCCACAGCGCTCCACAACTTTGGGCTTGCTCAGGGCTCAGCATTCGGGTACAACGGTGCGCATGGCTGAGGAAACCGCGGTTGCGAAAGACTCTCTGGCTGTTGAATTCGGCAGGCGCGGAGCGCGTGCTCGCATGACGAAGATGACCGCTGAAGAGCGGCGTCGAGTTGCGAAACTCGCCGCGGCCGCTCGCTGGCACAAGAAGGCCGATGCTCCAACTCCTCCCACTCCCACCGATCCCCGCGGCCCGCAACACCGCGACCAGCAAGGTGCTGAAGCAGGTATTATGTCAAGCGATCAGCGCCGCCCGGCCGTCGGCGTTTCCTCTGAAAATTCCCCCGCAAGGAGCCGAGCCCTTGCTGCCTAAGTCACTTCCCACGCCCGCCCTAGGGACGTTCCCGATTCTTGGCACTTGCGTGGGTTTGTATGATCTCAGTTTTTCGCTAGCAGTCCCAGGCGCTTCCCCCCGGAAGGCCTTGAATGCCAGCCACTCGTCTTTCGACGCGCGTCATGGCGCGTCTTGTCCAAGCCGAAGCCTGCGAACCCGATCCGCACTACCGCGACGATCTGCGGATCGCGCGACTGATCGTCCACTACGCTGCGACGGGCGAGGCCGCGCTGTGCTCGCCGCACGTGTTGGCGAGCTACATGGTGCTCGGACTTCATCCCGACAAAGTTTGGCCCGCGATCGAAGCGCGAAGGAATGCGCTCGGCGTCAGCGAAGAATTTGCGGGCGGGAAACTTCCGCCCAAAAAGCCGCCCCGACCGGCGGCAGTTTCGCTCTGGCTTGAAAAAACGAACGCCACGAGAACCATCAATTCTCGTGGCGGTGAAGCTCTGGTTCTCTGCGATCAAACGATCAGTGTGCCTATGGCAGCACCGTCGATAGCCGCATTATTCCCCAACCCGGCGCAGCCGTCCAGCGCAAAAACGCGCCCCTTCACGCTCAATGAAATCAAGCAGATCGTGGGCTACTCGGGCGCTCCCGGCTCGATCTGCGCTCTGACCATTTCTGCCCTGCGCGCGCGCGGCGAGTGGCCGAACCAGGACGGGCCTGCGACGACCGTGCTTTCGGTCGCGATCCTGGGGATGATGCTCGAAGGCGTCTGCTGCCGGAGAACGGTACAGCGCCGCATCCGGCGCGCCGTCCAGCTCGGCTTCTGGCGGCGGCTGCGCGACGCGAACTCCTGGACGGATTGCCCGAAGTGCCGCGCGAAGCGCACGTCGGGAAAGTGCGCTGCTCCGGGCTGCAACTACGAAGGGCGCAGCAAAGACGCGAGCGGCAAGTGGACCGGGGAGTTCATGCGCGTGCCGGTCTACGAATTCGATTTGCAGAAGTTCCGCTCGGCGCAGCGTTGCCGCGAGATCCGGAACTTTGAGGTTCGCAGCTACGCCGAACTCAAATCGAGGCCTGCAAACGTCGCCGCATGGCCCAAGCAGCAACCGCCGAAAGCCGCGCCGGAGCGCCAGTCAGAGCCGGTGCGGAAAACCGCGGAGCATCAGAAAGTCCGCACCGTCGCGACGACGCAGATCACCGCGGAGGCGCAGAAAGCGGCGGAACTCGTGTTCGAGATGTGTTGTCTCGGCGACAAATCCCTTATCGAGAAAATCGGGATCGGCGTTGTTGCTGAGGCGAAATACCAGAACGTCGAGCTTCCAGCGGCGGCGAAGCATATCGCCGAGTGCGCGCTGCGCGACCAGCGCAACGGCACAAAGCTCAATGTTTTTTACTGGCGAGATCTCGCGTGGAGGACGAGCAATGCACGAGGAAATCCGGCCGCACAGAAGCAACAGCAGCTCCTCGAAAACTACCGAGAAGCCATCCGAAGAGTTGAAATGGATTATCCAGCAGCTGACGATTCTCGCGGCCGCGAAGGGCCAGACGGTGAGCCATGAGCGCTTGCGGATCAACGCGGAGGACTTGCTCGACGTTCCGCGCGCAGCGCTGATGCACGCCTTCGGCCGAGTGCGGCGAGAGCTGGAATTCTACCCGCAGGTCAGTCAAGTTCGCCGCTTCGCCCTAGTCGACGAGACGGCCAAGCTCGACAGCGAGACGCGCCTGGCGTGGGATTTCACGATTTCACTCGTGGGCAAATGGGGACGCTGGGGCGAGGACTACTGCTCGGCGTACATCGACCACGATGCTCCGCCAATTCCGCCGCGAGTCGCCGACACCGTGCGGCGCACCGGAGGATGGGGCGCGTACTTGGGGCTGAGTTACTCGAACGACGACCGCCGACGCGATGCCGCGTTTCAGCAGAAGCGGTTTTTCGAGGAGTACCAGGCGTGGGATGCAGTCAAGAGCGCGGAACAAAACTTCCCCGCACTGGCGGCGCCCAAGGAAGTAAAGCGACTCGCGGAAGTGAAGCGCATCGACGCTCCGCGGCCGAAAGTCTCGCCTGTGATCGAAATGAATCCGCGGCCGATTCTTTCGCAAACTCCGTTGTCGGATGTCGAGTTGACGGACCGACGCGAGATGCTGCGACAGCAGGCGGAGAAGTTGAAGCAGCGGACTCAGCAGCAGGCCTGAAAAAGCAAACGGCGCAGACTCGACTCTGCGCCGCGCTCGAAACTGTTTTCGCACCAGACCGCCACGTCGGAGGAAAACAAATGGTAACTACAGCTGCATCATACCGCAAGCCGCAAGCAGATTTCACAGTCAACGAATTCGCGCAGATCACCGCGCTCGAAGCAGATCTCGCTGCACTCTGCGATGCGGGCGTGCTCGAGGCCTTCACCGACGAGCACGGCGTGCTTCGCTATCGGCCGCTCGAGCTGGCGAGAGTCGCATGAAGCTGTTCCGCATGAATTCGAAATTGCCGGCCGGGCGCTTCCCCAGCCCAAACCCACAACCGGCCGGCGTCGAGGGCGGCGTGTGCGGGGAGAAAAAATCCGCCGCCCTCGATCTTCACTGCGACGATCTTCCCTTGCCTGATCCGTTCCTCTACCAGGAGCGGCGCTGGTGCGCCAACTGCGGCGGAGATCAGACATTCGTCCCCGTCGATCGCTTCCCCTTCGGCTGGCGCGGCTATTGTCTCGGCTGCGAGGACGTCGTCTATGTGGTGGATGAGCGGACGACTGCGGAGGTGGCGTGATGAAAGTGCGCTCGATCGCCGAACTTCCAGCTACGGGCCATTGCCGAAAGTGTGGCGGGGATAAACCGATCGGCGAAATGGTCGTCGTCCGACTGCGCCGACAGGGCCTGTTCTATCTGCGTCCTCGCTGCAAGAACTGCCACAACGAATTCGAGCGCGGCCATCGACGCGACTGGAAGCGAAAATATCTTCGTCGCTGGCGTCGATGGAACGCGGAACTGAACGAGTCCTACTGGCGTCAGCGCAATTCGGAAAAGCGCGTCGAGATCAACGCGCGCGCATACAAAAGGTTCCGGCGTCATCAGGCCGCGATTCTGATCCAAGGACGTCTGCGGCGCCGATTGGGAATGAAGGTGACGTTGACGGAAGCAAAGCGACTGGCGAAGACCTACGGCG